TTAAATTGCAATTATTTGCCATTCTTTTCCACGGTCATCATTATATTTATCGGTCATTTTTTGTGATTTATGTCCCAGTAGTTTTTGAGTGTCAACGCCTTGGTTTCGATATAATCTTTCGGACAATGAGCGCTGTTCATGAAAAGAAGGCGCGGATCCTTCTGCCCAGTCTAAGCCGCTTTTATCTCTCGCTTTTTTGAATGTCGCTGTTAATGTTCCCGCTGGAACTTGCTCACCTCGTTTTGCTTTAGCGGTAGAGTGACGATAGTGAACTAAATATTTACTGACAACGGCGTCACGGCATATAGAGATCACCTCTTTCAATGTCATATCTATTGCGTCACACTTAATTGATAATGGAATAGCCAGCTTAGTTCCTGTTTTTTCTTGCTCGATGTGAAGCATGTCATCCCAAACATCCGAGAATTTCATTTTTGCAATATCACCTATGCGCTGTCCAGTTACTAGCGCTAGCAGCATTCCGCACTTCAGGTAATGTTGATGATTTTCAGCTTGATCATAAATAGCTTTCCATTCTTCAAATGTGAGTCGCTCTCTCTTGACTTTATTTCTCGGCTGTTTTGTTGCAAGCGCTGGGTTATAACCAGGAGGAACATGACCGGCATGTTGTGCTTCTTTAAATACATCGATTAATACCATTCGGACAACTTGCGCCATCCTGTCATGGCCTAATGCTTTAACTGAATCTATTATTCTTGCTATTTCTAAGGCGGTAATATCTCTTAACGAAAGTAATCCGCAGTGTTGTTTAAATAAATTTAATGGTTTTATTTTCTGCTTATACGAATTAAGTTTTAACTCACCTAAATCAACACGCTCTTGCTGTATTTCTAAATACTTATCTATCCAACTGGTAACACTAATGCCAATGTTTTTATTTTTGATATTTGATAGCCGGTCATTAATACTTAAAATTTGTTTTGTTTGCTGTTCTGCAATTATTGTATTTGCTTGCGAAGCAACTAATGCGGCTTCCTCGGCATCCGTGCCAAGGCTGTGGAAGATCCCCGTTAAAGGATGCTTATATTGCCAGTAAACTTTTCCATTCCGCTTATCTAGCTTCCGGTATAGATTGGGAACGGTAATATTATGAGTGCGCGGTCTCGCTGCCATTTGATAATATCCTTAATAATTTATCGCTTGCACCACTCGGTAATTGCGGTTTTGAAACAATTCCTACCCAACGAGAATCACGATCTACCATCCATTTTTTACCGACCTTTTGCGCTGGTGGTACCATCATGCTTGCTTTAGCATATTTTAATAATGCCTGCTTGCTGGGCGCATCTTCACCGAATTCCAATTTTGCCCACGCCTCTAGAGACACCATTCTAGACATAATTACCTCCACATCTGCCGCATACAGATTTAAAAATTAAATATCGTCGTTAACTGATTTAATTCAGTACTGGTGGGTGATGCCGACCATTACGTAATTATATTTTATTTTATTTTCACCTCATGTTTATTTAGAATTTCCATTACTTCATATAAATTAACGATTTCCCCAGTGTCACTTTTAACAAGCTTTCCATTCCAACCGACAGCATAGGTTTGAGGTTTTTCTATTTCTTTTTGCATTTTATTGCATTTATCAGCTAGCTTAATTACCACATCAATTAGGGTTGAGTTCCCTTCATCTCTTTTATCCAGTAATTTATGCCAGTCAGCATCGTCAGCGCAAAATGCTTCAATTAATTTAGTGTTTTCGGCATTTATTACATGTGCTCGCTGGAGCTCTGGGTATTCTTTGCGAATGATGCTTAATGCTTGATTGTGATTTAATTCACCTTTCATTTCTTTATCAAACCAAGCTTGCAAATCTTCAGCACTACCGTTGCTATCTTTCAGATCTTCGAAAATATCAACATCACTCCACATGCCATTTGCATTAAATAACCACTCTTTTGCCTCTGCAATGTTATTTTTATCTATCGTATAGCAAGCAATTGATATAGTGATTGCCAATCTCGCCAAGTACCATGAGAGAACCATTTCATTAGCAGCTCTACTTTGAATTCTTTCAATTTCTTCTTGAAGTTTATTATTCATCACTCCACCCTTATTAATTTAAGTGCTTCACGAACGGCGTTTAAGCGTGATTCCATTCGCCAATAGTCGCTATTTTCCTGTTTAGGCCATGAGGCACACCACGGATCATTGCCAAACAAACCATCATATCTATTACTGAAATTGCTATTAATGACATCATCTTTAATATCTTCAATCCATTCGATATCATCAAACATAGTGCGAGCGTCACTTTCAGTTAGTACTCTTTTTTTTCGACACTTCATTATTTCTTTCTTAACAAACGCGATATTTTCTTCATTATCAGCGTCAATTTCTCTGTCTAGGCTTGAGTCCAAATAGCCAATCCAATATTGGTTTGTTATCCATAATAAAAATTCAGTAAGAGACATCCCCATTCCGCCCCAGTAGCATGACCATGACTTACTAAATTCACTGATAGTCACACGACCTCGACGATTGTCTCCATAATCTTCAAGATAAACATGAATTGGGTCATGATTATTAACATCCGTTATTACCAGTTTAGTAACTTGAGATTGCTCTACTTTCATATCAGCTACCTAAATAATAATTCTGTAAACTGAATTAACTGTTTGGATATAACCATCAGTTAAATAAGTATCGATATTAATTACCCGTGATGTTTGAATTGGATCACCATCTTGAAAGCGCTTTTTCTTATCTGAATAAATATCACCCCAAGCGGCATGTCCACGAATTGAACTTAGTCTTAAATCAGCATCAAACTCAGGTGTAATACCTGATAATTGATTGTAGCGATGAATAAACATTGCACGCGCTTGAATAGGCAATAGAGGGTTTATAGTGATAAGGTCGCTTGGTGGTACTCCATCCAAAATAGGCCAGAAATTATCACCGTCAACTTCTAAATCGCGGCGTTCGGTAGCCAGCATAGTTAGATCTGCATAATGGACAACACCACTAATAATTTTTGGTATATCCCATTTGTAGCAAATGACTTTCTGAACCTTTTTTTCAATTACTTTATATTCAGGTAGTAACGCTTTTAATGGGCTAGGCAAGTCCTTGCAATAAGCTTCTGACGCATCGTGCAGTAATGCTTCCAATGCATATTCTTGCGGTACAATTTGGCTAACATAAACAGAATGTTGAGCCACAGAATAAAACTGGTCAATTTGTCCAGCAAAACGGCATTCATTAGATAAACCCTGAGCGATATCTTTAATACAAATATCATCCGCACTGATATTGATAAAATCGAAATGCTTTCCGGTAAAAGTTGATATATAAGACATATTTAATACTCCACACAAAATTTAGATAATAAAAGTCCGTCTCTTAATAAAGAGAATTAAATTCCTTGGTGTTGGCTAAATAGTTATTCTGTTTTTTCTTTGTATTTTAATAATTCAATTAATAACTCGATGGTATTAACCATGTGAAACATAAATACAGCATTTATATGTCTATAACGATATACGCTATCACCATCACACTCTAGGTCATGTATCGGCTTAATACCTTTGAATTGAAAGTTTTCATTTAATTTAAAAATGATATCTCGCGTACTTAATTCCATTAAACTGACACGGAAACTATTGGATAAAGTTTCTGTTAACTCTTCTTTAATATAATCTAGTTCAGCGTCGTATTTTATGGACTCTAATTTTTTTTCAACTTTGCGCTGAAGTAAATAAAAGTTACCGGGAAACAAGCTATAGCCAAAGCAATCATCTGGTGAGCGGTCATCTATGTAGTTGGTTAAGCGGGTGGTAATGCCTTTTTTAACATCATCTACATGGATTGTTTCTGTTTTTACTGAGCCACATGCTTTAACAAGGCTACCAACAAGGGCTTGGCTATCTGACTTATTGGTGGTGGAAACGATAAGAAATCCTTTCTCTATATGGTAAAGTGCTGTGATTACCTTTGTTTTAGTCAGTGCGATTTTTAATAACTCAGCAAGTACACCATACTTGATATCCATTACTGAATACTCTTCTACGCCTTGCTCTTGTAGTTTTGCAATGCGTTTATTCACTTCAAAAGCAACGGCTGAGCTAGGTAGTATTTTTTCATCAATACGAAATTGAATAATGTAACCACCTTCAATTGGCATAACTAGCTCGCTAGTAAGCCTATTAGGAATAAAACCATTACTAGAATAATGTGATTCTAAAATATCCACAAAAGGTAATTCTTTTAAATGATTTTCTAGGACTTCAGCGCTGGGTAATTCAGCCTTAAATATAACTGCATTGGTAATTGGAAAACGTTTCATTTGCTAATCTCCGCATAATTATTAACTCCACACAATAAATAAGACCACTGACAATATATAAAGACACATTACCTAGTATGGACTGACATAAAGTCAGTGGCCTTATGTATTATGAAAAAGGGCGGCATAACACCGCCAAGAACATCAACAATCAACTAGCAGTGGCATTATTATTTTCAGCTTGGATCCGGTTGTATATTTCTTCACGATGAACCTGAACATCTTTAGGGGCATCAATACCAATCCGCACTTGGTTACCTTTAATGCCCAGAACAGTGACTTTAATATCATCACCGATATTCAGCACTTCACCTTCACGACGAGTTAAAATTAGCATTCCTATACTCCATCACTCCACACGTTAATAAGATGCCTGAACTAACTTAGCCACATCAGGCTGCTGTGGTATTCTTGGAAGCCCTACACAACCAAGAGAATTTTTTAATGACAGATAATCTAAAAATGACCAAAGAGCAATTTGCATTACATGTTTTTGATAAAACAGTCGACCTATTTAGCTCTTTAAATAATGGCGCTGAAATTGACTTCGCCAATGAAGAGCACAAGCGGGACGAGTTTGATAAAACATATCGCTTTCTAGCTGGTCGATTATGTGACCGATTAGAAGAGCAAGGTATCATTTTAGAAGAACTATACATTCCAGAGCTTTAAGTACTGCTAGTTTATAGCTAGCTGCTGGGCCTATACTTTTTAGTTGAAATTGCTTTTCCATTTCATCAAGTAAGTGCCCAGCAATTTCTAGTAGTCCCACATTTAGGTCGTGCGTTTTATTTTCTGGTTTAGTTTCTGTTTTTGCATTCATAGTCGCTACTTCAGTCATTCAGTTGGTTAAGCACTAATAGTGACAGCACACATATCCATGCTTTCAGCTATTTCGTCGTCGAGCTTTTCGAGTTTAGATTGCAGATCATCACGCTCATTGCGCAATTTCTGTAGATTATTAATCTGTTTAGCTTTTTCTAGTATCCACTCACACACATCATCCTGCGACATTGGCACACTAAAAGTAACGATGGGTTCATTTGAATTGGTTTGCATGACTTCCTCCTAAGTTGTCAAAAGTTGTGTTTAACTATTTCGTCTCAAACATCCTTAAGTTGTAATTTAGTTGTAATGGTTGTCGATGTCAACAACTTTATGTTGTTTGCTTTAAGTTAAAGAAAGTTTGAGGATAGTAAAAATAGGAGAAATAATGAATATTAATCCAGCTTTCAACTACAAACGGAATCGAGATAAGCTATTTGCTAACTTAATTTCGATTATCGATGGTGTTTTATCAGACAGTGAACTATCAGATTCTGAAATTCTTTACATAACAACATGGCTTTCTGATTCTGAGCAAATAGCTAATAACGCGTTCGTAATGCTTCTACAGGAACGGATATCAAGATCACTAGATGATGGTGTGATAACGCCAAAAGAGCGAGAGGAGTTAAAGCAAACGCTATTAGATGTTCAGCAATCAATAATGGATATGCCAAACATTGATCTGTATTCGAAAGAATCTGATATCAATCTATTAAACGGGCTCTGTAAGGGGATAGTTGCTGACAGGCATCTGGGTGTTGAGGAAGTTAACTATTTAGACTGGTGGCTGACTCAAAACGGAATGTTAAAAAACAATTATCCCGGCAAGCATTTATATGAGCTAGTCAAGGCAATAAAAGAAGATGGAATTATAGATCAAAGTGAAAGTGAACTACTCTATAAGGCATTGGTTGATTTTTCCGGAACGGATTTAGATAGCGGGGTAGTTGATGGGCTGTCGTATCATCTGCCGTGTGACGATATTGAGGTTTTGGATATTTCTGGGGCAACTATTTGTTTAACTGGAAATTTCGTTATAGGGAAAAGATCCTTAGTGTCAAAAATGATAGAGGATGCAGGCGGAAAGGTCATAGATAGAATTACGCAATCTGCTGATTATCTGGTAATTGGGGCTCTATCTTCCCGTGACTGGCGATACTCTAGCCACGGGAGAAAAATAGAAAAAGCCATTGACGATAGGGATAGCGGCAAGTCCTGCGTCAAGATAACTACAGAAGACATTCTAATGAAGTTCTTACCAGCTTCTTGAGGACCAAAATACCCTACCGATAACATGAACTCTGGCGACTGCTTCACTTCTTGGCAGCTGTTCGTCAGGGTATTCTTCTTTATTAAAACTGCGTATTACAACTCCACCATCAGGCCTGTATACGAGTATTTTCACACGCAATAAAACACCATCCCTTATGGCATAAAGGTCGCCGTCCTTTATGGTTCTATTGCTAATATCAACGGCCACTAAGTCTCCGCTATTTAAAACAGGATAAAGGCTGTTACCGACTATCTTAACAATCCTCGCATTACTGGCGTGAACGCCATACTTGCGCAATTCGTCCTTGCGAAAAGGGTATGTATATTCTTCTGATTCAATAAGTTCTGCATTTGAGCCACAACCGGCCGCTAATTCAATATCAAGCACAGGGATATCCACAAATTCAGTATTACTATCATGAGAAATATCTTCCCATTCTTTTACTTCAAAATCTGTTTTTTTACCATTCTCGTCGCGCGTACCAAATTGTAGCCAATATGATGAAACATTTACCGCTTTGGCTATATCAGAAATTCTTCTAGGGACATTGGTTTGTCCAGACTCAATTTTTTGTATTGATTGCTGACTAACACCAACTTTTTCAGCTAAATCAGCTTGGCTCATGCCCGCCTTTATTCTTGCTTCTAACAACCGTTGACCTATCGACATAGTATCCCCCTCCCTCGGAATTGTATTTTACAACTTTAAGTGTTAACACTTCCAACATCTAAAAGTTGTCAAAGTTGTTGTTTTGGATTATTCTAAAGTTGTTTTTTACAACTTAGAGGTCGTTATGGGACATGCAAGCAGTAAATCATGTGTGGTCGGGTTACAAACTGCTATTACTGCAGCGGGCGGGCAGACGCAGCTAGCAAGGCGCATTAGCCAGCTTTTAAAGAAACCAGTAAAGCAGCAACAAATTTGGAATTGGTTAAATAGAAATAAACGAGTTCCAGCAGACAAAGTTCTTGTTGTTGAGCAAGCATCAGGGGTTTCAAGAAGTAAGTTACGGCCTGACCTGTACCCATAACAACTTTTGTTGTTATGGAATTTACCAAAGCTAATCAAATCAGTTAACTACCAGAGCAACAAAGGAATTGTAGATATGTGCAAACAAACACTAAAAGAAGTCGTGAAAGAGATGTGTAAAGCATTTCCCGGTGGACGTTCAGCGATGGCGGGTGCTTTGGGCATTTCTGAAACTACGTTCAATAACAAGCTGTATGAGAAAAATGGCTGTCGCTTCTTTGAAAATGATGAACTCGAAGCAATGGAAGAGTTATCAGGCACTAAGTTGCTGGTGGGCTATCACATGGAGCGTCATTCAATTGTTCCCGCAACGAAGGTTGAGCCTGAAAGTTTAGATACCGTTGAGTTATTTGAAATACGAATGAATCTTGGCGCAATGCAGGGCGCGTTATCCATATTAATTCAAAACAGTATTTCTGACGGCGTTCTTACTGATGATGAAATTAAGGCAATAGATCGCAAGCTAGCAAAAGTATTTGGTTATGCGGCTGGATTTATAGAGTCATTAAAAACAGTTTATGGGATTAAAAAATGATGAGTATAGCTAGAAAGGGTGACGCCCCAGATATGCGGTCCGAGGCGTCGGTTGCTAATAACAACTTGTGTGGAGTAACTAGCATGAGCAGTTTAAACCAAATCAGTGAAAGAAAGCAATTTAAGTGCATATCAATTTCAAAGAATGGCTCGTTTCAATATGTAGAGATCATAACGTCAGCTGACGGAACGGGCAACTACCAGAGCAAACAGCAATTGGTAGATATCACCGATTTAAAAAGCGATTGGGCTAATTTTTATTTCAATAGCAAAGGCGAGGCTCATGTCCAATGAAAAGCATAAGAACCTCAATCGGCGCTTTAAAGATAGGCGGGGTCGCATCGTCAAAGTCATTGAGTGGGATAGACAAAAGCAGAGAGTTATTTTCATGCTCGATAATTATGAGCATCCGTGCTTTGTGCCCCTCATTGAGTTTAAAAAACATTATACAGAAGTTAAGTAGGTAGCAGCATGAGCGTAAAACTATCAAGTTATGTCTGGGATGGCTGTGCGAGTGCAGGTTTGAAGATAACCTCAGTTGCTATCATGGCACGTCTCGCTGACTTCTCGAATGATGAAGGGATTTGCTGGCCATCAGTACCCACCATTGCCCGCCAAATCGGTGCAGGTGAAAGCACTGTGCGTACAGCAATCAAAAACTTAGAGAAAGCAGGTTGGTTATCAAGTGAGAAACGCCGCAAAGGTAACCGCAACACAAGCAATATTTATCAATTAAATGTTGGCAAATTAGCTTCAGCGGCGATGGCTGCAATTCCTCAACCGCCAGATTCTGACGCATCAAATTCTGACCCCTCAAAATCTGTTGCCTCAAAATCTGTCCCGTCAGAATCGAGCAAAATTAATCGTTTTGACCCGCCAGAATCTGGGGGCGATCCGTCAGTAACTTCAAAACAAGATCCATCAATAACTAACTCTTCGTCGCAGAATTCTATCGAATCCAGCGACCAGTCGAAAATTGATTTTTTAAATCGTTATCCAGAGGCAGTGATTTACAGCACTAACTTCCAGAAATGGGGCTCAGCCAATGACCTAAAATGCGCAGAGTGGTTGTTTGGCCTCAAGTGCGAAGTTTTCAAAGAGCTTGGACTGAAAGCACCCAAGGAGCCTAACTTCACTGAATGGGCAAATGATGTTCGCTTGATGAGCGAGATTGACGGGCATTCCCACAAAGAGATTTGCCAGTTCTACAAGCGTATTAGCCAAGATGAATTCTGGAAAAAGAATGTTCAGTGCCCGAAAACACTGCGCAGTCAATGGGATGATTTAACCCTGCGTCTTGCTGGCGAGCAAAAAATCAAAGTGGATACCGTTGAACGTGATGAAGCGTTCACAAGAATTATCGGCTCTCGCTCACAACCCAAAAATCGCATTGAAGAAATTGCCGCTGAGCTGGCAGGTAAAACGGGTGTTCGCCGCATGACTGATTTTGTAGGTCGTAAAGCATGGGCAGGAATTTGGATGCAAGCAGCAGAACTAGCAGCGAAAGAGGTGACAGCATGATGCGCAGTGAACCTAAAACAATTTATGGTGTAGACGTGCTAGGCATGATTGCCATGTTTAAACAGCTTCGTAAATTGTGGACTATTCGCAAGCTTCGCAGAAGATGGAATGACTCCCGTCGTGATTTAGTCACTTGCAGAAAATTTCGTCACTTAAATCATCATGCTGACCATTTTCAAGTTAGGCAGCGTTATGAGCATATTCGCTTGTATGTGGAAACCCACCAGCAGCGAGGTGCTATCTGATGAATAAATACGTTCAAGCTCTAAACACCCTTAAAACTCGGCCTGCGCATTACCTAAAAGAGGTCGGTGATCAGTGGCAATCACCAGAAGATATCTATTGGGGTATTAATTCTCTATATGGTCCATTTAATTTAGATCTATTCACCGATGGACAAAATAGCAAGTGCCCTCATTTCTATACCGCTGAAGATAATGCACTCACTCAAGACTGGTCGGAAAAGCTGAAAGAAGTTGGCGGTGCTGCTTTTGCTAACCCCCCATACTCTCGCGTCTCGTATCATGAAAAACAAGCTGTTACTGGTGTTAAACACATAATGAATCATGCAAAGAAAATGCGTGATAAGCATGGTCGCTACATCTTTTTTGTTAAATCAGCGACTAGTGAGACATGGTGGCCAGAAGATGCAGATCATGTCTGCTTTATTCGTGGACGGATTGGTTTCGATCTTCCTGAATGGTTTATTCCTGCAGATGATAGTCAAGTGCCAACAACTGCTAGGTTTGCCGGGGCAATCGTTGTATTCGATAAAACATGGACCGGTAAAGAATTTGATTACATCAGCCGCGAAGAACTGGAACAGCGCGGCAAGGCATTCATAGAGCAAGCTAAGTGGTTAGCGAAGAAAATGGAGATAGCAGCATGAAAACTTTACCTGTTCGAATTGTTGAGGATTTTAAAGCTGGGCATGAGTTATCAACAAAGCTAATTAAAGATTTTTATGCATCATCAGATAACCACGCCAGTAGCACGATTAAATTTTTATTTCAGTGCTGTGCAATTAAAAACTCTGGTCGTAAGGATGGAAAAACAACAATTTATATTATTCAACGCGATGCCTATGAGCGAGTAATAAAGAAAGATAAGGCGGTAAGTAAATTCAGAAAGAAAACGAATAAATATTTACGATGTGATGTTAAAGAGCTTACTAAAACACATAACCCATTGGTCTTGAAATTTGATGCACTGCTAGCAGAGGTAAGAGCGTGAAAAACAAAATATCAGAAATTCAGCCTTGTCCATTTTGTGGCAGTGAAAATATCACCCTAGAAAGCCATAGCTATAGAACATGGTTTTATATCCAGTGCCATAGTTGTGGTGCGAAAGGCCCCGAAGTAAACGATAAGCAAACTGCAATCACAGCGTGGAATAAGGGCGTAGCGCATGAATAAATCAATATCGCTAGTATTACCCTTTCCTCCAAGCGTCAATTCCTGCTGGCGGACAGTTAAAGGTAGAATGCTACTCAGTGAGCAGGGCCGTAAGTTCCGGATTAATGCTATAGCCGCTGTTTATGATCAGTTACGCAAAATACCAAAGGCAATCACTGAAGATGTATCAGTCATAGTGAAGATGTACCCACCTACAAAACAGCGGAGAGATATTGATAATTATTTGAAAGCGGCATTCGATGCGTTAACACACGCTAAGGTTTGGAAAGATGATGATCAGGTCAAACGTGTCGAAATGGAGTGGTGCGAAGTCGTAAAGGGTGGTCGGTTCGAAATAACGATTAACTTACTTAAAAACGCAAATGCGGTTGCGTAAAACGTGGAGTAATAGAATGAGCTACCAATGGATATTAACCCCGATCCGAATTCCTGAAATAAACGCTGTTATGTTTAGACCAGGAGCAAGCGACCTGCAAAAATTTAATGGCCGTATGCTAATTATTCCGGTACCAGAGCAATTAATCGATAAATCAGTAGGGCCTATTTCTCTTTCACCTTCTTTCTTCAGTGACGAGTTGAGTGATATTGAAGTATTGAAACCTGTATTAAATTTATCTATTGATCCTGAGCCACCAGCTAGTTACATGCTAAAGCCAAAACTTAAGCGCTGGGAAAGCACGAAATACCTACAGTGGGTTAAATCACAGCCGTGCTGTATCTGTAATGCTATTGCTGATGATGCACATCATATTATTGGTCACGGACAGGGCGGTATGGCGACCAAATCCCACGATTTGTTCGCTATTCCACTATGTCGGGTTCACCACAGAAACCTGCACGATGACCAAAAGGGATGGGAAGCAAAGCATGGAAGCCAAGTAATTTTATTATTTCGATTTCTAGATCGGTCAATTGGTCTAGGTGTTTTCGGTTAATGCGTTGTGCGGAACGCAGGAGACTATTTGCATGAGAGACATTCAGTTGGTTTTACAAAAATGGGCAGGTTGGGCGAGTGATAATCCGGGGGTTGATTACTCTCATATAGCTGCAGGCTTTAAGGGATTAATAACAGATAAAGAGCCTGTAAGACTTTCATGTAGTGATAATGATGGAATAATCATTGATAACGTTATCGCTAAATTACGTTCAGTGAGAAAAGAAGAAGAGTTAGATTTGATTGTTTTACATTACCTTTATGGATTGTCAAAACGCAGTATTGCCAAGGAATGGAAGATGAGTGAGGGGCGAATAAGGCAGATGATGCAAGTTGCTGAGGGCTTTGTTGATGGCTGTCTAGCCATGCTGGGTGTAACCCTAGAAATGGATTCTGAGGTTATTGATAAAGTAAAAGTGATAGATAGTAAAAAAGTATTAGTGCGCTACGCAAAATCAGTGATATTGTGATAAGAGTGAATACGTTGTCACATAACTTATAGAATGAAACCTCGCTAATTTAGTGAGGTTTTAACAATATTTTACGGAGTACCTAAAATATATTCATATTGTTCTGGCAATAAAGCATATTCCCCCCATTTAACATCATCAGACCAGTAACCAGAACCAACTTCTATCATTGGACCATAGAAAATAACAATTCTGCCCAGATGTTCAGTAGTGATATTTTTTCTATCAAGCTCATCTAGTTTAACTTTTATTCTAATATCACGAATTGAGCTTTGAGTATTTAGGCGGAAATACACGTGTGCAGTGTGTGAAAACCTACTGACATTCAATATTCTCCCCCAGTAAAATGTTGGAGCAGTATTTTCACTTTCAATATTATTAATATCGACAAGTAGATCTCTTAATAATTTAGGTAACTCTTGACCACTATTCGCTATGTATATGTATTTATAATAATTCTCGTCAAAATTTCTACATAACCCTGCGACGGTACTAATTTTACTTGGAAGGGCATAATTCTCCCCTCTGTGTCTTCCTATTGGAGCTTGAATTACAGGACCATCAATATTTTCATGTGGGCCAGTATACTCAGGGTTTACAATATCTTGATTTTCAGGCTCATCATTCATAAAACCGCTAATTACTGCTAGTTGATGATTCTGTATTGCTTGTTGGGCGTCAGTTTCACTTGAATATCGCCGACCAGGAGCACTGATACTCCTTAGTGGGCAGTATGTCTCACTATGACTAGGGAGGTGGAAAAAGGCTCTTCTTTTTCCATTTGAAGTCACTTCAGCATGCATTGGGCGGATAGATATAGGGGTGTAACAAGAAGGGCAGAATAAATGACCTCTCATTTCTTGCTCATAGTCTTCAGGGGTTTTTCGCCGAGTTCTGTCTAATAATGAAATTGCTTGATGGCTATGAGACCAGTTTGGATCATAGTAGGCGTATTGAATAAGTCTTTCTATCATAATGAAGATCCTTATCAAATATAAAGTTACTATAATAAATAATAAATATTTTTAATCTAAAATGGATTTCATAAATGTGATTGAAGTTACATACAATCTAGCATAGGGTTTTGTCGATGTGACGTCTCATGTATTATAGAGGTATATCTGATTAGAATTGGTTATGTAATGGAGTTTTTGAATGGAATGGAAAGGAATACCTTACTCATTAGATGCTAAGGAAATAGTAGAGTCAGTTAATAGTATAACCACAGTCGCGGTAGATAAAATCCCTACTGTTGTTGTTAGCACTTCTTTTTCTTGGGAAACTGTAGTAGCCGCTTTCTTTTCTGCCCTCATTCCATCTCTTATTGCTTGGTATGCATTAAAACATAACTATAGATTAGCTGAGTACCAAAATACGTTAGTGGCCCAAGAAAAATGGATTGGTGATTTTAGAGGTGTATTGGCTGAATATATCTCTGAATTAACTATATTTTCTAGTAATATTATTACGCAACCACATGTTGTTACATCTGAAGATGAGAAAAAAGCAGAGCTTTGCAAGTATAAACTACTCCTTTTATTGGGCAGCTCTACAGATGCAGAAATAGATTTTGCAAAATCAGTAGTATCAATAAGTAATTTAATCATTGAGCTGAAGAAAAGCTTAAGTCTTGCAACTAAAGGGAAAAGAGATAAATCAGAAATATACTCTGAAATAAACTATAAAGTTAAAAGGTTAATGATTAGCCACAGGGATGTAATCATGAGTAAATATGGAAAATATTTATAGTTAACTAAGTTATAAAAAATATTTCCAATTTGAACTATCCGGAAATTCCGGATAGTTTCTTCTAGCTACTGTGAATAATTAGCTATGGTGCAATATTTGATAAATAAAACTCATTTGTATTCAAGTTAATAAAGTCTTTTTGGGGAAGATAGATTTGTCCATTATCATGAATGATGAATTTATATCTATATTCCATTTCATCTTTGAATTTTGATGGTTTATAAAAATCCATATTTGCTATTAAATCAATAAAATCATCATATGATGGGAGGTTGTTTTGAGTAATGTGCAACACTCTGTCAATGTAGTTTATTGGGCGGTGCTGGAGTTGGACAGAAAAACCGAATTCAGACAGTGATCCATTCCTAGCGGGAAAGAAGTTAAAATCAGCTAATTTTAACTGTTCAAGCATTAATTGGGCCGTTTTAATACCGAATTGTTCAATCTTATCATTTGATATTTTCCAGTGGTCATTATAGCCACTAAAAGATTGCGGTTTCACTGGGTTCATTGAACAACAAAAGATATAATTATCAAGCCCAGAACGCTCTATAGTTACTTTTGCTGATTTAAATTTAACTTCGTGAGCCATCACATGATCGATTTCAACCTTATCAACATGCATGGAAACTGATCCGTTGAAGCGAGGTATCGATTCTGAAGTATCCCCAAACCCAATCATCGACTGGAAAAATAAGTTTGCAATTTTTGTTGGAAGGATTATCCCATCAGAAAAATCAATTTGAATGGTGAAAGTGCCTTCTTTTTCATCTCGAAGTGAATCATTTTCAATTTTTCTAAAATGGTGAAGAGCTCCGAGATGCAACGTTGAGCCTGACATTACATTGTATTTTTTATCGCAGTATTTAAACAATTCCATTTCTAATCCTACTTTAGAATAAAGAGATATCATTTCATATGATAATAAAAGTTCAAGTATCACCAATGAAATATTAGATAAGTAAGCCAGAGAGCCTCAATATATTAGCCTAACTTACTTATTTGCAGTAAATTTACATGGCTGATATTCAGCTTAAAATTACTGCATGAGGTATACATGAAAGATGGGATTTACTACGTTACTTTTCGAAGTAACATGCAAGATTTTGGGAATGGAACGGTAGTCGTTCGAAATCATGAAGTTAATGGCGGCGATTTTGTGTATTCATACAAAGGTCGAGTATTAGCAAATGATGTTATTTTGCAATTAGAGCAACATGACAAGTCAGTAACCTCTGTGTTTGGTGATGTTGGCAATTTTACCCTTGGTTTATTTACATTAACCACGCCTACTGGCTACATATTGAGAGGTGGCGTTCAAGGGATGCCAGAAACCATGATTGAAGTAGAAGCAAAGTTTATCGGGGATTTATATTAAGGCATCTCGATAAATGACAAGGTCACTTAGGTGGCCTTTTTTATTGGAGATAATATGAAAAATATATTTATTAATCTATGCATTAAGTTGTCTGGCAAGACAAAAGGACAGTTAAGTTTAGCTTGGTCATTTCATTACTTTTTAACCCGCTCAAAATATAAAGCCTATTGGCGAGCTGTATTTCATTAACTTATCGAAAACCTCATGCAGAGAAATCGATAGCTGCGCATAAGGCGGAGTTGCGCCCGTCACCTATTCAGTTCTAGCTGCTATTGCTGGTGGCTTCCTATCAACTAAATTTCGGGCACTCCGTTGGGGGTGGATATGCGTATGCAAGAAAAATATGCCAGCCCCTTTGCTTATGCGTGGGGTGTTTTCACAGCGACGATGGGCGCTATGTCATTAGATCAATGGGCTGTATTTATCGGTATTTTATGCACTGTTGGTACATTCGCAGTGAATTTTTACTATAAACGCAAAGAATTCAATTTAAAGCAGGCGACAATGCATGGCAAAGATACCTAATAAAATCAAAACTGCCGCCGCTGGTGGCTTAATTGCTTTGACTGTAAGCATGATTGCTTACTTTGAGGGGATGGAAACTAAACCTTATAAAGATGTCGTGAATGTTACCACGGTTTGTTTTGGGCACACGGGCACTGACATTGTTCCCACCAAAACCTATTCCGAATCAGAATGTTTAGCTTTGCTTGAAAAAGACCTAAATAAAGTCAGGAAAGGCGTAGACCCTCTAATTAAAGTTGATATCGACGATAACACCCGAGCCGCTATTTATTCCTTTGCTTACAACGTGGGCACGGGTGCTTTTGCGCGTTCTACGATGCTGAAGAAACTGAATGTTGGTGATATCGCTGGTGCTTGTAATGAATTGAAACGCTGGACTTACGCAGGGGGTAAAGAGTGGAAAGGCCTGATAACACGCAGAGAGATAGAAAAAACAGTATGCCTTGGCGAGTTCGCATCTACTTATCCCTATTCCTCATCGGAACCATTGTCTTTATGGCAACTGGCGTATACGTACTCAGAGACGATACCTGCGGTGGCACTGACAAGGTAAGTTTAGAAAAGCGCTGTCAGAGTACAGTTAATTATAATAAAGCTCGGCAGGTTAACTTATGAAAATAGATAACTCATTTTGGTTATTCTTGATGATTGTCGGTTTAGGTCTGTGGGCTGTTAATGAATATGAAAGTAATTCGCTGCTAAAAGTAGATAACAGTAACAAAAGCAAAATCATTGCTACCCAGTCGCTTCAATTCAATCGATTTAATCAAGTAGCCGCCACAGCTTATCGTCGTGGTATTCAGACAGAAGTTAAGTCGCAGGAGAGAGTCATTGAATACAGAGCAATTCTTAAAAAAGAGCCCACTTGTGATTTGCTTGTGCCTCAGTCTATTACTGATCGGTTGCTCAACTACACCGATAGTCTTAGGTCAATGTACACCGATACCGGAAACGCTCACACAACCAGTACTAGTGCCGTTGCCCCCCGAACTTTAACGTATTGCCAAGCGGTAGTCTGGGTTGATCACTTACTCGCGGCGCTCGATAAGGCTAATGGGCAATTAAAAGGTATTCGAGACATTGACGCAGAGAGAAATAACTCGAAACCACATTAGAACGGAGTGTTTGAATTAATTCCAGCCAATAAGTGTTCTGATTAGAAAAATTAAATTTAACAAAATAATAACAATTAGTAGGTAGATAAACGATTTTAAAAAGCTAGAGCTATTTTTATCTTTAATTAAAACAAGTACAACACAGAGAAAAAGGACGCTAACAACAAATATGGCCACGCTTGGATCTTTATACATCGAGCCTCCATGTTAGAAATTGGTTATTTTATCGCTATTGAAGGGGGAAGATGCAATGCAGGGAGCTGATACAAGAAGAGCAAAAAAATAGCCCACAGAGATTTGGGCTAAAAAGAACAGCGTTGATGATTAATATGATATCCACAGAAAGTTTAGCGGGTAATTGTAAATAGTCAAATATAACTAATGATATTATTAGCAATAGGCTGGTTTGGGAAGAAATGGATAAAAAAATAGCTCATCCGAGATGAGCCAAGGGCTACGTAATATTTTTAGTTATTATGAGCTAATAATACTAGCATTAAGAGTAACGGAGCGCTACAAATTGTAGCTAAGCATGATGCTTAATCTCCCACGCACTGCACAGAGATACCTGACAAAAGAAAATGAGCTGCTATATTTTAAGTGTTAATATCTATTCTGATGGCTAATCAACATTAGCAATAAAGGGTACACTCTATGATATTAAAAGAGCTATTTATCCGTATGCTTCATGTTTTCCAATATTTATTAGTTGGTTTTCTTTTGTTGTTGTCATCAATAGCGTTACCTAATTGGCTAGGGTAACGCTTCAGGTTTTTGTAGGATAGTATCTCATCAGTGAATATTGAGCGGGGTTACCATGCAGGTGAAGTCAATTTTTATGTTTTTAAGCATGCTTCTACTTAACGGATGCAGTGTTAAAGTGCCAAATGATATAGCGCCAGTTAAGCATTTTGATTTATCTCGTTATCTTGGCGAGTGGTATGAGGTGGCGAGAATAGATAATCGATTTGAAAAAGGATTAAGCAAAGTTTCTGCTAACTACTCTCTCCGTGATGATGGTGGTGTAAAGGTAATCAATAGGGGATGGGATTCAGATAGTAAAAAATGGAAAGAGAGCATTGGGAAAGCCTATTATGTTGAATCTTCTGATATAGGCGCTTTGAAGGTTTCATTCTTTGGTCCTTTCTATGGCGGCTATAATATTATTAAGCTTGATGAAGACTATCAATATTCATTAGTTGTTGGACCTGATAAAGACTATCTCTGGGTATTGTCTCGTACGCCAACTATGCCGCCAGAGTTACTAAATGAATACCTTAGCTTTGCTAGTGATCATGGTTTTGAGAGACAAAGGGTATTGATATTTCAATAGCGCTAAGCTTAAGCCTAAACATACTAGATTTAATCGATGAACGATATGACCCGCCTAGTGCGGGTTTTTTATTGGGTGAGTTGCCGCTAGCTAATCTTCAGCATTAATTCTATAAAGTACTATAAACGTCATTAGTATAACAGCAATGTTGGTTACCTAAATTATTAGATAATTATCATCCACAAATTGCGTCATATACAATTGTTTATTCTTAGCTGCAGATAATCGTTGATAAGTGATTATAGGAACGTTTCTATATTGACAGGTGCCTTTTGCGTGATAAGTCACTTCAAGTACTTTAGATTGGTCATCATAGCCTATGGAGCAGATACTGGGTGAGTCGATATGATATTTAAACATCGCAATTACCTCTATCTAAATCGTAAGAGTATTGACAATATAGAGCTGCTTCTTTTAAGAATGCGAGCGCAGATCGTTCTCTCACTAAATGATGTTACTCATCTAATGTGTTTTCAATAAATTGTGACATTGGTTTGATCTATTACAAATAATCATACGTTAAATATGAATTTTCTTGATATATGGATGATTATTGCTCCCGTTTTTTAGGTTTAAGTTAGCACTTCATCTGCTAGATACTCATAGCCATCAGCTAATCACTGGTGGCTTTTTCATTTATGGAGACAGTCATGTTAGATAAAAAAGAAATAGCCACCCTATCTATAAAAATATCAGTCGATAGCACTGACTTAGATAAGTTGGAAGCGCAGCTAAAGCGCATTGAAGGACTGATGGTTAGCACCGGATTAAAACAGCCAGCGAAAGGTGGATTCATAGCGAATTTTGATGCTGGTCACTTTAATCCTAAAGGGTGTTTAGAGCCTGTATTTACGTTCACTTCAGGTTGTACGTTAATTAATGAAGCATACATTGAAAAAGCCACACTAGAGAAAATCATGGTTCAAGCTGCAAAAGCATGCGCTGAACAAGCGCAGTTTAAAATAACCACAGGCGTTAGCCATAACAATGAGCAATCATTTGCTAAGGCTGTTCTTAAATCTTCCGCAGAAGTCACCCGAGCAAGTAAAGCGGTATCTAATGAGCAGTCAGAGCGAGAAAAGGTTGAGCGACTGATTGAGGATAAGTTTAATCAATTACAGTCTTCAATTACGGCCATACAGCATACGCAAGCTAACTTAGAGGTAGCGAGTGCTAATGCTATTGAGCAAGTTCGCGCTGATATCCAGTCCGCTAAATCTGGATGGCTGTAATGCCGCCACGTATACCCCGCGCATGTCGCAAGCACGGTTGTGCTAATACAACGACTGACCGCAGTGGCTATTGCCAAGAGCATCTGAATACCGGATGGGAAAGCCACCAGCAGGGCAAAAGTCGACATGAAAGAGGGTATGGGTCTAAGTGGGATAAGATACGCGAACGAGTGCTTAAGCGTGATAAGTATTTGTGCCAAGACCACTTAAACCAAGGGCTGGCAGTAGAAGCCAAGACAGTCGACCACATCAAACCCAAGGCTCATGGTGGTACCGATGATGATAGTAACCTTCAAGCCTTGTGCTGGCCTTGTCACAAACGTAAGACAGCAAGCGAACGTACACGGAAATAATAATGTCTCATTAGTTGCGATATCTAAGGGGGAGGGGCGGGTCAAATCCCTACCACTCTCGCCCTAAAGTACCGCCGCCTTACCTTTTGTTATATCGCCGCAGGTTAGAAACTTTTTTATGGGGTTCCCCATGCATTAATTGATAGGAGATATCTATTATGGCTGGACCACCTAAAACCCCGTCACACCTGCAATTGGTGAGGGGTAACCCATCCAAACGCTCCATTAATAAGAAAGAACCAAAACCTCCGTCAGGGGTACCCCAACGCCGAAGTATTTTGATAAGCGTGGAAAGTATTGGTTTAAGAAAATCGGGGAAGAGCTCAACGCTTTAGGCGTAATGAGTACACTTGATGCCAAGGCACTTGAATTGCTGGTGGAAGCTTATGTTGAGTATCGACATCACTGCGAAATATTGGACACCGAAGGTTATACCTACAACACAACCTCTATGACAGGTGACAGGATTAAAAAAGCGCACCCTGCGGCTGCAATGAAGTCAGATGCATTTAAGCGAATTAGAACCATGCTTGGTGAATTCGGCATGACCCCCGCAGCTCGCACCAAAGTCACCATAAACACACCCGCCGAAGAAGATCTTTTCGAGGCATTTTTGAAGCGCAAATGATGAATGGCAACCGTAACAGATGGAATTCAGTACGCCGAACAGGTCGTCGCTGGAGAAATTGTTGCGTGCAAATTGGTGCGTTTATCGTGCCAACGGTTTTTAAATGATTTAGAGCATGGCCCTGAGCGTGGCATCTACTTCATTGAAGAACGCGCACAGCACATACTCGATTTTTATAATTTTATCCCTCACGTCAAAGGGGCATTAGCAGGAAAGCCCATTGATTTAATGCCTTGGCATGTCTTTATATTGATTAATATTTTTGGCTTTGTGATCCCGCTAATTGATGAATTAACCGGTGAGCAAGTGCTTGATGATGATGGCGATACGATGCTTGTTCGTCGGTTTCGAACGGCTTTTAATGAAGTTGCTCGGAAAAACGCTAAATCAACACTATCAAGCGGCATCGGCTTGTATATGACAGGCGCTGATGGTGAGGGTGGTGCTGAGGTTTATTCAGCGGCAACAACTCGGGATCAGGCGCGAATTGTGTTTGAAGACGCCAAAAACATGATCAAAAAGGCAAAGTCGACACTGGGACGCCTATTTGATTACAACAAATTGGCTATATACCAGGAGCGAACCGCCTCTAAATTTGAACCGTTATCGAGTGACGCAAATAACCTCGATGGCTTGAATATACACTGCGGTATTGTCGATGAACTGCATGCACACAAAACCCGCGATGTGTGGGATGTGCTTGAAACCGCAACCGGTGCACGTTTGCAGTCTCTTCTTTTTGCCATAACTACCTCTGGATTTAATAAAGAGGGCATTTGTTATGAGCTAAGAGACTACGCAATCAAGGTGCTCACGGGTGTTGTTGAAGATGATACGTTTTTCGCGATCATTTATACACTTGATGAGAAAGATGATGATTTTGATGAATCGGTTTGGATAAAAGCCAATCCGGGGCTGGGTGTCTGTAAGCGGTTTGATGATATGCGCCGGCTCGCCAAAAAAGCCAAAGAGCAAGTTGCTGCACGGCCTAACTTTCTGACTAAGCATTTAAATAAGTGGGTGAATGCGGAATCGGTTTGGATGGATATGGGCAAGTGGGAAAAATGCCCCATCAATGCGCCCGATGATGAGTTGAAAAATTACCCCGTCTGGGTGGGTGTGGACTTGGCCAGCAAAATTGACGTTGCCGCCGCAATCAAAATGTATGAGGACAATCAAGGCAAAACGCATATCAAGTGCAAGTTTTGGATACCTGAAGATCGTATTGAAACGGCGCCTAAGCATATTGCTGAACTTTATCGCAAGTGGGCGACGATGGGACACTTAGAGCTCACGGATGGCGAAGTTATTGATCATGACATTATCAAAGATGACATTCTTAAATGGTGTGAAGGTGACGAAGTGCGTGAGCTAGGCTTTGACCCGTGGAGCGCCGTGCAATTCTCTCGCCGACTAGCCGAAGAAGGTGTGCCGCTGGTAGAAGTAGCACAGACAGTGAAAAACATGTCAGAAGCGATGAAAAGTGTTCAGGCTGATGTGTATTCGGGTAAATTTCACCATGATCACAACCCCATGATGGGATGGATGTTATCTAACGTCACAGTCAAGCCCGACAAAAACGAAAATATCTTCCCGAACAAATCGACCCCTGAAAATAAAATCGATGGGCCGGTAGCGATGTTTACTGCGAAAAGCCGTCAGTTGGTGGGCGGCGGTGAACAAGAGCAAAGCTTGTCTGATGTTTTAGCCTCAAGAGGTCTACGCTCCCTTTAAGGAAATTCCATGAAATTATTAACAATAACAGCCTTATTGGTTGGGATTGCGGGTGCCTTTTTATTGTCATTTGGTGCTTGGCTGATCTATCCACCCATTGGCTACATAACTGGCGGTAGCTTATGTCTTGTATGGTCCTATTTAGTTTCAAAAGCAATGAGCCAACCGAAAGCCGATAAGGAGTAATTATGTTCTTTCCTGGTCTGTTTCGGAAATCCAATGACGATATGACATCACATGAACTCAGTGAGTTAATTGGCCTTTCTTATAATACGTTTTCTGGGCGTCGAGTTAATCCACAGCTAGCCATGCAATTAACCGCTGTATTTAGTTGCGTTCGGGTGCTTGCTGAATCAGTCGGCATGTTGCCTTGTTCTTTGTATGAACAACTGGAAATAGGCAATAAACGAGCGACACGCGAAAGAGTCCACAAACTTATATCCGTGAAACCTAACAACTATATGACTTCTGGGGTTAGTTAAATCCAGCAAGCAGGGTACTTTTTACGCCAAATTCAATACGGGTGCGCTATTACGCGGCGACATGAAATCACGATTTGAAGCTTATTCCACGGGTATCAATTGGGGAATTTACTCACCAAATGAATGTCGCGAACTCGAAGAGCTTAACCCACGCGAGGGTGGTGATGTCTATCTCACACCAATGAACATGACAACCAAGCCAGAATCCCAAAACAGGAGGGAAAACACATGCCGACGATGACGAAACAACGGCTTGATGTGCCACTGAAAATTAAGTCAGTCAGCGACTCGGGAGAGTTTGAGGGATATGGCTCGGTTTTCGGTGTGAAAGACAGCTATGCCGATATTGTGATGCCAGGCGCATTCAATCAATTCACTTAATCAGTGAAGGAAAAGGAGTCCCTACCAGCATTGCTTTGGCAGCACCAGATGGCAGAGCCTATTGGTATTTATACCGAAATGCGGGAGGACAATACTGGGACTCTACGTAAAAGGACGACTGTTAATTGACGATGACCCCTTATCTAAGCGCGCACATGCTCACATGAAGGCCGGATCACTATCCGGCCTTTCTATTGGTTACATCCTTAAAGATTGGAGTATGACCGCAATAAAGATGCCTTTCTACTGAAAGAGATCGACCTGTGGGAAGTGAGTTTAGTGACATTCCCATCGAATGATGAAGCACGAGTCAGTGATGTTAAGTCAGCATTTGCTCGGGGTGAATTACCTACACAAAAAAGCATTGAGCGAGTCCTGCGCGATGTTGGGCTTTCGCGAACGCAAGCCAAGGCCTTTATGGCTAAAGGCTACGATGCACTTTCTCTGCGTGATGTTGAGCAAGAAGCCATCGATACATTGAAATCCATTTTTAAATAATAAAGGTACATATTATGGCTGTAGATCATAAAGATATTAGTGAAGTTGCGCAGGAGCTCAAAGGCCAGTTTGCTGAATTTCAGGAAAAAAACAATAAGCGCATTGACGCTATTGAGGCTGAGAAAGGTAAGTTATCTGAGCAGGTTGATACTCTGAACGGTAAATTATCAGATCTTGACGAATTAAAAACCAACTTGGAGCAGAGCTTGCCTCAGTAAAACGGCCTGATGGTAGCACTGGAACTAAAGAAGTTTCTGAGCATAAAGCGGCTTTTGAACAGTTTTGTTCGTAAAGGCAAAGAAGATGGCCTTGCTGATTTAGAGCGCAAAGCGATGCAGGTAGGATCAGAATCCTGATGGTGGTTTTTGCGGTGCCAGAGGAGCTTGATCGCAACATCATTAGCATGTTGCGTGATGAAGTGGTGATGCGACAAGAGTGTAATTGTCGTGACGGTTGGCACAACTAACTTTAAGCGATTGATTAATCAGGGTGGCACGAACAGTGGCTGGGTTGGTGAGGTGGATAAACGTCCTGAAACTAAAACCTCTAAACTGGCTTCTATCGAGCCTGTATGGGGAGAAATTTACGGTAACCCAGCGGCAACACAAACCATGCTTGACGATGCCTTCTTTAATGTTGAGCAGTTCATCACCGGCGAACTTTCAACGGAATTTGCTGAGCAAGAAGAAGCAGCATATACGAATGGGGATGGTGTGAAAAAACCCAAAGGTCTATTGGCATACGGCAGTGATGACCAAGCCGATAAAAGATCGTGATTGGGGCAAATTGCAGCATCTGTTACTGAAAAAACCAACTGAAGTGACAGCCGATGAAATCATGAAACTGATTTATACCATGCGTAAAGTGTATCGCTCTGGCGCTAAATTCATGATGAACAACAATACCTTGTTCCAAGTTCGTACGCTGAAAGATGCCAAGGTAATTATTTGTGGCAACCGGGATTACAATTAGGTCAGCCTTCGGCGTTGTTAGGTTACGGCATTGCTGAAAATGAGCAGTTTTCAGATGTTGCTGCAGATGCAGCACCGATTGCATTTGGTAACTTCAAACGTTGCTACACGATCCTTGACCGTATTGGTGTGCGCATGTTGCGTGACCATACACCAACAAACCATTTGTGCATTTTATACCACAAAACGTGTTGGCTCAATGATGGTTGATAGTAATGCGGTGAAGTTACTAAAAGCTGCAGCAGCGAAATAATTACAACTCTCATTAATGGCGGCTTAATTGCCGCCTTTTTAATGCATTTCACCCTGTGCATAGCACGCACATCTAAAACACCAAGAGCCTACAGAAAGTGATCCTGAGAATTGTCGCTATAGCTGGCGAGCTCTCTTGGGGCGGCTTTTCTGTGCTAACAGGTTCACTTTCTATAGGTAGAAACGTAATGAACAATATTATTCCACTCGAATATGACGGACACCCCGTGCGCTTTAATAATGACGGATGGATCAATGCGACAGATATAGCAGCTAAATTTGGGAAAGTACCTAATGAATGGTTCGATTACCTGAAACAATAGCCTATATTCAAGCGCTTGAAGGTAGATACGGGAAAATCCCGTATGTAAAAACAAGCAAGGCCAGAAAAGATAGAGCGGTGGTACATGGCTACACTCAAAACTGGCAGTACGTTTCGCTCGTTGGTTATCTGTCGATTTTGAGATCTGGTGTGATGAACAAATTGATGCCCTTATTCGTGGCAATGTGCCAGTTTAATAACGATGAGAGAATCAATGCGATATTCTTACTTGATAAGCCAACATCATGGGAGAAGCGCTTTCAACAACCTTTTTATCAAGCGCTGAGTAGAATGTCTGGATTGTCTTACGCTGGACATGCTGGCGGTTGTCCGTCGTTATTTGGAATGATAACGGCTAAGTGGGTATATCAAGTCGTATTACCTGAGTCAATTTATGATGAGGCTCGGCAGCTGGCAAAAGATAGTAAAGATAAAATTCACCAATACTTGAAGCCAGAGGCTCAGCAATTAGTGCAAGAACAGTTAGTCGCTGTAACTACTCTGGCTAATGGCTGCGTTGACTATAAAGATTTTGAAGCAAGATGCGTTCAGGCTTTCGGTAAATCAGGTATGCAGGGCTTCTAGTTTTTCCTTCTCAACATGGGGAAGCTATGCAGCAAGATTACAATGAGCAAGTAGAAACATTCTCTCTTGTAGTTAGTGAGTTATTTTTGATTAGACAGGTCGCCATACATAAGCGGCCTGTTTTTCGTTCATCACTAGGTGATATTAAGTTTAGTGTTGAGTCGCTGGCTAACTTTTTAAAATCATACTATCGAGAAGATTATAAAAGTGACCTCGAATTAAGCATGCTGTTCTTCAATATGTTGAAAAGAGAATATCTACCAGATTCCGACAGTGCTAGTCTCTTGGTGCATGAATGAAGAGCTAACCGATGAGGCAATACAGGAAATATCGGGCTTGCTTGAAGACTTCGCGGATATGGAGTTTTCAAATCAAATTGAATAAGTCGCTCAGTCAGTTTTTTATTGGAGAATTTTATGTCGTTACCAACAATAGAGGAACTACGCCAACAATGCCGCATTGATACTGAAGATGAAGATGTTCTTTTGTTGGGTTATTTATCAGCAGCTAAAGAAAAGGCAGGTAATTATTTAAATAGAACATTACATGATGACAGTGTTCCTGATGATGACTCAAACGGCATAGTAATAACACCAATCATCAAGCTAGCCTTAATGCTGGCGGTTGGTTTCTGGTATGACACAAGGAGCTAAAGAAAATCCCTCAAGGTTTTTATGAGTTGCTGGGTGATTACCGTATTTCTCCAATGAGGGTTAAATGATGTTAGCCGGCGAACTCAACAAGCGGATCACGTTGTTACGTATTGAAGAAGTTAGGGACGAATTTGGCGAACCTAAATCACAATTAGTAAAAGTTAAAGAGGTGTGGGCAAAAGCGGAGGCGATGTCTAACCGTAAGATTCGCACCGCAGATCAGCAGCAAGTTATCGAAACCTATCATTTCACGCTTCGTCCTCGTGTTGATGTGCAGGTCGATTGGGTGGTGAATTATCAATCGCGTAATTTTACCATTCGAGCAGCAGATAGAAACCAACCAGACCGACTGATAATTACAGCGGAGGTCGATAGTCGACATGATAGAAACTGACATTAAAGCTGATTTAGAGCGGCTTACAGGATTAAGTGCTTACCCCGTGGGCTTACCTTCTGACAAACTAGAGGGCATTACATACCATTGTATTAGTGACCCAAAAATGATGACCGGTCTCGCCAATACTTCACTTGTTCAGTCTCGATTTCAAATTACCTTTCAAATTCCCAATGATTACGCAAAAGCGCTAATGCTTGAAAAAACAGTGCTTAAAGCATGGGAGGCGATCGCGCATGGCTACATCGGTAAACATCCAGTCCAAACCGTTCAGCGTGGCAATTTCATGCAGTATCGAGAGGAACAAACCGACAAGCGTGTTATCTGGCGGGTAATGCGTGATTTTATTATCACTTACCCGGAGGATGCTGAATGAAAATAAGCGCTACAGTTTCAGGTTTAAGTGATTTAGGAAGCGCATTAACTCGACTCGAAGAGGAGATAAAAACAAAAATTCTGAGGAGTGCCGGCAGGAAAGCTATGGAGCCAGTACTCGATGATATGAAACGTAATGCTGGTTTTGACGAGACATCACAAGCGGCTCACATGCGAGATAGTATCAAAATACGCTCTACAAGCAGTAAAAAACTAAACGGCTCAGTATTAATTACCGTTGGTCCATCCAATAAGCATTTTATCAAAGCATTTGCGCAAGAAATGGGAACAATTAAACAGGTTTCTCGCCCCTTTATTCGTCCAGCACTGGATTACAACAAACAAGCGGTTCTCAACATTCTGGTAACAGAAATTAGAGACGCTTTGTATCGAATTAGATAACTCATATATTGAAATTAGGAGACATTATGGCAGATCAAAAATCTTCGCCAGAATACGCCATGCTTCCAGCTGGCACCGTAGTTAAGTGGGGAAAGGTTGGTGACCTTCCGGCAGCATTAAAACCATTAGTGAACTGCAAGGCAATTGGTGCGACTGGTTTAACGGGTAACTTTGTTGATTGCACGACATTAATCGATAAAAACAAACAGTTTATTTCAGATATGCCAGAGGGGCCTGAAAAAACGCTGGGCTTTATTGATGATCCGCTAAATGCAGATTTTACCGCATTCCTGAATGCATCTCAGGGCATGGAAACTGTTCAGTTTTATATTGAGCTTCCAAACAAGCGTACAGCTACGATGATTTTAGCGTTATCGGGTTGGGAAATGGCGGATATCAGCGCCCCTGCAAGTGAAGTTATTCAAGTTACGGTTAAAGGCAAACAGAATAACCTAGTCTGGGGAACTGCGGTAACCGGAGGGACTAAATAATGAAAAATCTAAAGGCCGCATTTTTAACCCTCGCACTCACGTTCAAAAGGTTCAAATTCTTGGCGTTGATGTCAATATTAGACGCATGACAGCCTCTGAGTTGTTAACGCTCGAAGAGGAAGCTATGGACTTAAATATGGCAGGGAAGGTCACTGAAGCATCATTAAAAAATGTTGAAATGATCTTGTCGTGCATTGTTGATGACGAAGGAAAAAAATTACCCAAAGGGGAACTTCCGACAGCCAAGGAACTTCTGGATATTCATGACAACGCGTCATTGATTGATGCAATATCGATAGTGAAACGGCATTCAGTTGGAACGTTGGAAGAAGCAAAAAAAAACTAACTGAAACACCGTTACTAAGTTTCGCTTATGAGCTTGCTGAGCAACTGGGTGAAATTGATCCCTATCGCGTGTTAGCTCTGCCTGCCACTACATTATTGGGGTGGCAGGCTCACTTCGAGCTCAAATCAAACCCTTCAATCCATAACCAATCACAAGATCTAAAAATGCCTGCATCGTCATCATCGACGATAGATGAGCAGTGCTCGGCAGTCATGAAAATGCTGGGGTAAATATGTCAAATTTAGCTGATCTAAAAGTCGGTCTATTACTTAATGATGTTAGCTTTAGAACGCAAATAGCGGATGCATATCGACATGCAGGGAGCGAATCAGAGCGTTTTTCTCGTAAAGTTAATACTGATAACAAAAAGTCAGAAGAATCTTTCGCATCGCTATCAAAATCAATACATCAGGTTGCCGGGAAAATAGCGCTCATTTCAGGTACAGGGTTGTCGTTAGGTGCAATCATTAATACGACCCGACAATACAGTCAGTCTTTATCTGATCTCGCGGCTATTACGGGTGCAACGGGCGCTCAAATGAAATTGTTTGATGAAGCGGCTCAGGAGATGGGGAGAACCACTCAATTTTCTGCCATGCAGGGAGCCGAAGCGATTAAGTTAATGGCCTCAGCTAAGCCAGACTTAATGAAAACGAGCACCGGTCTAATTGATGTGACGAAAAGCGCGCTCATTTTAGCTCAAGCATCAGGGACAACATTACCCGAAGCGACTCGAACATTAGCTTTATCCTTAAACCAATTTGGTGCATCTGCAGCTGAAACTGATCGTTATATTAATGTATTGGCGGCTGGTGCTAAATACGGCTCATCTGAGGTTAATGAGACATCAGAAGCCATCAAGAAAAGTGGCGTAGCGGCTGCTAACACTCGTGTTAGTTTTGAGGCGTTAAATGCCGCCATCCAGACGCTAGCTGAACGTGAGGTTAAGGGTTCCGATGCTGGTACAGCGCTTCGAAATATGATTTTAAAGCTAGAAGCGAGTGCAGATAAAAACCTAAAACCCTCCGTTGTCGGTCTCGGTGGGGCATTAGAGAATTTAGGGAAAAAAAATTACTCGACAACAGCATTAACAAAGTTATTTGGAATTGAAAACGTTAATACTGCCATGATTTTATCCAAAAATGCCGACAAAGTTAAAGAATTAACTCAGGCGCTGACGGGTACAGATACGGCATTTGAACAGGCGAAAGAGAGAACAAATAACCTTAATGGTGATCTACTGGGTTTATCCTCAGCATTTGAAGGGATGGCCATCAAAGTAGGACAGACAGCTTCGGGTCCACTGCGAGCGGGTATTAATACCACAACAGATGCCGTCAATGCGCTGGCAGGAAATTTAAATACCGTTATTGATGTTGCTGCTTACGGCTTAATCCCCTTGCTTGGAGGTCGCTTATCTAAAGGGCTTCAAGACCAAACTACCGCATGGTATGACATACAAAAAGCCTCAAAAGCGGCTTCCGTCCAAATGAGAGACACCGCAATAAAGGGTATAGCTGATGCGAGCGAGCAATTAAAATATGTTGATCTGCAAGGTCAAAAACTAACAGAGCATAATAATAAGATGCGTGAATTTGGCATGCAAACGCTGAATTTAAATCAAGAAAGGAATAAATTAAACCGCATCGAGACTGAGGCAATCAATCAAAAAATTAAGTATACCTCAGAGCTCGAAGCCGCTAATCACCGATTATCATTTAGCCAAAGAGCTTTAGCGGGAACAACAAATGTATTAAAAAGTGCTTATGCCGCAATAGGTGGGCCTGTTGGTGTGGCCATGCTGGCTGGTTCAGCAATCTATTACTTTCATAATAAAGCGGTTGAGGCTAGGCAAAGTGCATTAAATCTTAAAGATGCTGTTATAGAAACGACAGAAGCTTTAATGCAGCTATCTCAAAAGCAACTTAACGTTAAGCTCATAGATACGCAAGATGAACTACAAAATATAGTTACTGAACGTAATAAAATGATTAAGGAGCTTCGTGACGCCAAGAGCCGCAAGAAAGACCTTGACGGCGGGTGGGATGTCTTTAATCAAGTGCCAGAGTTAAGTAATAGCATTATCAGGCTAGAGGGTGATTTAGAAAAAGCCAATGAGAACCTTGGTATAGCAAAAGAAAGAATTCAAAATATTAATGATGCAAGAGATAAATTAAATGCAGGTGAGAAACCTAAGCAACAAGTATCCGCAGAGTCGGATGAAGGCAAGCCGGTAGGAACAAATGAACTCCCTCCGAAAAGCAAATCAGGCAATAAAACCCTCAATCAATACCAACAATTACGCCATCAAATCGAAGCTGAGCATGCCGTTAGCTTGGAACGCATTTCATTAAGTGAAACAGAGACACTGAGAAAACTTCAAGAAAGTTATAAAGCTGGTGGCATGAAGCAGGGGAGCTTGATCGATTAAAAACACTGAACGCTGAGAATCACATGAAGCAGCGCGCAGAGTTGGCTGAAAAATACTCCCCTGCACGATCGCTGATCAGAAGTGAGCAGGAAGCCAATAAGGAATTAAAGTCTTTATTGGATGCTCGTTTGCTATCAGATAAAGAATACCATCACGCGACAATGCGGTTAGCTCAAGATTCTGCAAAAAACCGACTGTCAGAGCAAGCTAAAGGCATCGCTTTACCCAATATCAGCATTCTTGGTGAAATAGACCCTGTAATTCAGTTAAAAAACCAGCTTGAAGAGCAAAAAGCGCTTTATGAGGCGTTTTATCAAAATGGTGTTGTAAGTAAAGAACGCTATGAACAACTTATAGCAGCGGCGAGCAATCGCTCCAAAGAAGCGCAGATGCAGGCAAGTAAAGAGCTTTATGCCGCTCAAGGGAACTGGCAGCGGATGCAAGTAAACTTATTTGAATCTATTGAGCAGCGAATGGGTAACTCGCTAACTGGAATGATAACTGGGTCAAAATCATTTTCAGAATCCCTGCAGGACATTTCCGCTTCCCTTGCTCAGTCTATTATTCAAGATCTCGTTAGAATCGCCATGCAAGCGTTAATTACCAATGCGTTAACAGGATTAATGGGTGGCTTGGCTGGTGGCGCCGCAACATCAGGAGCAGCCGCTGGCGCTGGCAGTTCAGCATCTGGTACTGGCGCGATGGGGATGCCAACAAGCTGGAAAGGATACAGTCGAGGTGGATATACGGGTAATAAGGGCATTAATGAAATATCGGGTGTTGTCCATGGTCAGGAGTATGTATTCGATGCCGAAACAACAAAAAGTATCGGCGTGGAAAATCTTGAATCAATCAGGAAAAACGGAACAGGAAGGACAATTAACAATCCTAATTTTGGTATGAACGAGTTTAAAGGGGTTGGTAGCAAGTCTGGAGGTAACACCGTTGACAATAGTCAAATGAACAAAATTGAAATATATCAAACGATTCAAGTTTCAGGCAACGGCGATCAAGCGCTAATGGATGCCATGCAGCAAGCCGCGAGATCTGGTGCCAAGCAAGGCTCTGATGATGCGATAGCAAGGATCCACCGTGATTTTCAGTCAAATGGAAACATTAGAAAAACACTTGGGAGATAAATATGGTGTTGGCGTGGCCAGAAAATATCGCACCATCAACAATGAATTGGCTATTAGTCAGTAATAGCCAAACATTTACCTCGGTATTCACCGGAAGCGTACAAACAGTACGTTTCCCCGGCAGTCGGTGGCGGTGCGTTTTAACATTTAATAACTTAGCTGAAAACATCTCTAGGGAGTTAGAGGTCTTAATGGCTCAACTTGATGGAGAAAGTGGGCGAGTAAAAATAAGCAATTGGATCAGGTCGGGATTATCAGGAAAAGGTGCGCCAGTAGTTAGCATGGCAAACCAAACAGGCTCAGTTTTACAAACGAAAGGATGGCTTGCCAATTCCATTGTATTACGCAAAGGAGATTACATTACAGTCAGTAATGAATTAAAAATGGTCACTAATAATATTATTAGTGATAAAGAGGGCAATGCTCAAATTCCCATCTCACCAACTCTCCGCAACTCACCATCCATAAATGAAAAAATAGAAACCATAAAACCTTATGGCATTTTTAAACTGACAACGAATGATCAGGGTAATTTTCAGTACCGCCCCGGTGTGTTTTCAAGTGTCACCATAAATCTGGAGGAGGCTTTGTACTGATGCTTTATCATCCATTTTCTAATGACATGGTTAACGCGATAAATAATGGCTTTGAGTTGATTATCGCGGCTAAGTTAGAGTTAAAATCAGGAATAACAAGAGCTCACACAGGGGTTGGTAACGTAATTATTGCAGGCGAGGTTTATCAAGGGGTGGGATCGCTAGGTAAAATCGAATCAGTTACTGAAAGTAATTCAACCAGCCCTCAGCAACTTATTCTTTCACTTTCTGGTTTTGATTCTTTACTCGTTGCGGACGTCATGAATGAGCGAAGCAGGGGTAGAAATGTTAGTATTTTACTTGTAGCCTTAGATCAAAATGGCAAACCTGCGCTGGCAGAAGTAATTTTTGCTGGGCAAATTTCAAATATTGGTGTGTCGACAGGGAGCGTGAATGAAGTCTCTGTTACCGTCTCTAATCGATTTGAGCGTTGGTCAAATGGCTTGCCCGATAGATTTACTGATGAATCATGGGTGAAGCGACACAAAGGAGATAGGATATTTCGTTATGTCGCCCAAATGGCTGAGCGTGCGATTTATTGGGGAAGCAAAAAGGACGCTCCAACTTTTAACTATAAGTAGAAAATATTTTTATCAAAATAAAGGAATGAATAATGGGAACTTTATTAATTGCAAATATCATTATTGCGGTCATCTCTATCGTTATTTGGTATTTCTTAAATAGAGCCAGCGTCAGAGCAAACCGAATTGTTGAACTGCTTGAGCTAATTGATAGAAAAAATACTAAACAGATAGATCTTCTCGCAGATATGCTGGAGTCATCGTCTAAAAGTTTAAAAGAATCAAGAGAAAATAGAACAGCAGTTGATTATTTTGAGAAAGCAAAATTAATTGGAGAAGCTCTCACTTGGGCTGATGGGAAGTTAAACAAAGACAATGTTATAAAATTCTCTGCGCTTGGTAATAGCTATATTGAAAGAGAAAAAGATCGTGGTGAAGATGTCGATAATAGTATTGACCTATTTACAATACTTAAAAATGAAATGTTTTCGAAGTTATCTAGTAGCAATAGAGAGATTGCAGATAAGATATATAAAGAAAGAATAAATTTCATTTAATGGATGACTATTTTTAACAATCAACCCGCTACGGCGGGTTTTTTTTATGCTCGGAGATCAGTAAATGCGACATCCAAACTGGACAACAAGACTCCCTGAAACATTACAAAAAGCCATGCAAAAGCCGTTTTCATGGGGTGATCATGATTGCTGTTTATTTGCGGCCGATTGCGCGATTGCTATCTGTGGAATTGATATCTCTGAAAAAGTGCGTGGTAGATACAAAACCAGCGTGGGTGCATTACGAGTACTAAAAGCTGAATTTGGCGATCTGGAATCTGGGCTGTCCGGTTTCTTTAATGAAATAGAGCCTACTGCCGCATCCCGTGGTGACATTGTGATGTTTATTGGTCCCGAGGGTAAAACGCTGGGCGTGTTGTGGGCTAATAAAATATGGGCTGTGACCGAAAACGGCGCAATGCCTGTTGATCATCAACCTATCAAAGCATGGAGGGTCGAGTAATGGGGAAGGTTGTTGCTAATGTTGTCTCTGCTGGATTGATGATTGCGGGTGTTATGGCAACCGGTGGTCTCGGTACCGCATTAATTGTTGCAGGTATTGCCGTTCAAGCCGCAGGGACATTCATTTTTCAAGATAAAATGCCCTCAATGCAGTATCGCGACCAGTCAGAACGCAAGCAAATGCTACGCTCATCAGTGGCACCTGAAACCATTATAGTCGGTAAAACTGTGTGTTCAGGGCTTCTATTTTTTGCTGAAGAGGAAAAAGGCGATCAGACTGAAAATGAACGCCTATTCATGGCATTGGCGATTGCCGCTCATAAAGTTGACCGTATTGGCCAGATTTGGTTAAACGATGATTTAATTGGCACCTTTGGTGATAAGGCCAGTTATGAATTTCATAACAGCCGTATTGATTGTGACCCCTACATGTTGAAAAATGCGCCATCATGGAAAGGAGACATGATAGGGAATGGGCTGGCATGGCTACGTTTGGCGTTAAAATATGACGCTGAAAAGTTTCCCTACGGAGTACCTAATGTGAAAGTTGAGGTGTGGGGGAAACAGGTTTACGATCCGCGCACAAACAAAACCGCATGGAGTAATAACGGCGCGTTAGTGATTTTAGATTTCTATCGTAGCTACCTCAGCGTCCCTGATCCCGATATCGATTTTGATGCATTTAAAGCTGCCGCTGATTTGTGTGCTGAGCCAGTTACATCACCTGAGGGGGTAAGTGAACCTCGATACACCATTAATGGTGCATATGAATTAGCGGAATCACCTTCATCTATTCTTGATCACATGCATAAATGCATTGCAGCCGAGCCGACCTATGTTGCAGGTAAGCATGGTATTTTGATGCAGGCTTATAATGGGCCGGCTGTTTTACGTATCGAGCCTAATCAAATCATTGATACTGTCAATATCACGCCAGAGCTTGGGTTGCGTGATGCCACTAATGCGATTTATGGCACATTTGTTGATTCAGAACAGCAATACATTAAAACTGACTTTGAGCCGGTCATCATTGATGAATGGATAGAAGAGGACGGGTTAGAGATTAAAGAGAATATGGACTATCGCTTTGTTACCAGTCCATACCAAGCGAGTCGATTAGCCAATTTATATTTACGTAAAAAGCGCGCGGGTCGTCGGGTTCAATTAAAAATGAACATGGACGGTTACGCCTATCGACCAGGAGATGTTGTTCTATTAAATCTGCCACACATTGGTATTCAAAACCTTGAGTTTCGTGTTGCGGAGTGGAAGTTTCACCCGCAAGAAGGGGTTGATATTTTCCTCGAGGAGGACGGCGCTTATATTTATGAAGATATTATCGGTAAACCCTTTGTCAGACCTCCATTTACTATTTTACCCACTGGTGGTGTAGCAACACCGCTTAACCTGACGTTTGTACCGACCAGTATCGGTGAAGTGGTTCAGGGCTATCTCAGTTGGCAATCAGCCGCCGCTGATGTTCGCTATAACACCGTGAACATTATTGAAAACGGCAAAGTGGCCCAGTCTATTCAGGTTCCACAGGATAGAGTTGATTTATCGGGCCTTGTACGCGGCTCTTATCGCGCAGAGGTTCGCTCAATTAATGCGGCTGGCGCGATGTCTGCCCCTGCCATTGTTGATTTTGATATCCAAGCACCGCCACAACCGGTTAGTGTTGAAATGGTCGGCGGCATGTTCTCATTAACTTGCATTCCACACGGTGGCGAAACCGCACAGCATGGCTATACGTTTGAGTTTTGGTTCAGCGACAAGAAACTGACCAGCACCAATGATATTGAAGTGACCACCAAGGCGAACCGCCAAGGTCAGGGACAATTTTGGTCGAAAGATAATCTAAAGCCGGGTACCAATTATTGGTTTTATGTTCGCACGGTTAATAGTTACGGCAAGTCACAGTTCGTTGAGGCGGTAGGGCAAGCCAGCGGAACACCGCAGGATATGATTGATGAGTTAGGTAATACCTTCCTCAGCAATGAAGCCGGTCAAGTCATGCAAGAACAAATAGACTTCAATAAAGACCAAGTGTCTGACTTGAAAATTGATAGTGATGATTTCAAGCAAAAAGTTATCAGCATCGATCGCGAATTTGATGCGGTTAACGAAGCCATGATGACGATTACACAATTCTCAACCGAGAACTATTATGAACTCAAGGAAGAGTCAGCCAAAGGCAAAGCATCCATCAAGCAGTTAGAGCAGGTTCAAGCTGACTTCACGGTATCTCAAGCGAAGTATCAGCAAGAAGTTGCATCAAAGTTTGAACGTACTGCGGCTGATGTTTTGACAGTTCAAGAATCATTAGCAAAATCCAATGAAGCTTTTGCTCAGCAAATCGGGCAAGTTCGTGCCGAGATTGAGAGTACCAATGAAGAAGTCGGTGCCATTACAGGACGAGTGACCACGGTTGAAAAAGCCACGGTTGATCTGAAATCAGCGCATGCCAGCCTCGAGCGATCCACAGTTGCCGAATTTGGTGAAATGCGTGGTTACATTACGCATATCGAACAAGCATTCTCTGACAGCGAAAAAGCCCTCGTTGAGTCAATAGGACAAACTCAAGCTCAAGTTAATTTAGTGCACAATGAAAATCGTATTTCGCGAGCGCGTATCATTCGAACAGAGACCGCGTTAGCAACTGAAACAGAAGCGCGAGCAGAAGATAAGGTGCAAATCGATGCACGGTTTGATGATGCTGAAGGGGCTATTGTCACGATTAAAGAAGTTCAAGCCAAGCAAGATGAAGCACTGGCGAAAACGGAAGAGCAGTTACGTGCAGAAATTCAGATGGGTGATGAGGGCATCCAAGGGCAACTGGATGAGCAAGGCCAAAAGTTATCAAGTGTCAGCAGTATTGTTGATGAGCAAAAAACTGCAATTGCTAACCTGAACGAAACCACCACTAACATTACGCAAACTCAAGAGAGTCAGTTTGAGAAAACACAAGCCAGTATCGGCAAACTAACAGAAACCACCGCTAGCACGGATAAAGCGCTGACAGAAGCTAAGGAGCAATCTAAATCACGCTTTGAAGATAATGAATCTTTTATTACTTACATTGAACAAACAATGGCGAACATGGAGGGCGCTAATGTCGAAACAGTAGGGCAATTAACCGCGCAGCATAATATACAAGGTACAGAAATACTTAGAGCGAAAGCATCAATCAGAAACGTTGAAACGGTTGTCGCTAACAACGAGCGGGCATACGCTCAAAAAATTGAACGCCTCGATGCGCAATTTGATGAGACTCATGCAGCGATTGAGAAAATGTCAAAGGTGGAAGTCGATCACCAAGGTAATGCTACTTCTATTATCTCGTTTAAAGCCGCCGTACTGCATAACGGACAATATTACGATGCGAAAATGTTAGTGAGTGCTGAAGTCAAAAATGGCAAAGTCGTTACAAAAATTGGTTTCTCAGCTGATACTTTCGGCATTTTCAATCCCTCCAGCGGTAAGTTAGAACCCGTCTTTTTTGTTGAAAATGGGCAAGTGTTTATGAGTGAAGCGTTTATTCATAAAGCAACCATTGGCAGCATTGTGGTGCAAACGGATATGCGTTCACCGGATTATGTACCGGGCAAATCCGGTATGCGTATTGATATGAAAAATAGTGTATTTGAAACAAACAGTAATGAAGGTGATCACTCGGTTATTAGAAATAGTCGAGGCGATTACTTTAAATATAAGGGTGTGAGCATTATTGAGTTAGGGTGGTTCTTATGATTGATAAGCTCTTTGGCTTGAAAATTCGTAATTTGGACGGTAGCGAATTTATCTTCAATGAACACACTGCGCCAGCGACAAACCTTTGGACTCGTTATGTTAAGCGAAGTGATGGCCTTTCTCCTGATGGTGATTGGCTGTCCTTTAAATGGACTTGCCCTTATGAAATTCCAGAAGGTTATGGGTTTCAAGTGGTCTCTCAAAACGCGGCAGAAGTGACGTTTACTCAATCCGGCGATCGGCGCTACGTGAGTGGCACAAAAGATAAAATCGCATACAGTGCCAATGACAGGAAAATAACAGTAAATGGGATGGGAAATTATGATTTAAATTACGTAAAAATAATCGCGTTCCCAACGATTGAGTCACAAAAAAATGCAAGCCGGTTCGGTTTAAAAATTAAAGGGAGCTCTATATTCTTAGAAAATACCCCACCGCTGGGTTATGCCTACGCAACGCATAAGGCGAAAGTGTTTATTGATAAAGCGTTTGATATTGGGAAGACCTTTCCCGGCTTAACGATTGAAAACGCCGTTTTTTTCTTTTATACCGACGATAATAAATCTTTCATCCGACTAGAGCCCTCGAATGTCACTAGCTGGGATGAGGTGAGATGGTGGCGGTATGTCAGTCGAAATAAAGATAGCACCGATATTACTGCATATACATCCGCATGGTATTGGGTTATTGCGTTTACTAATATGAAGCCAGAGCAGTTAGACACACCGGGATTCGGCTTAAAAATACGGAATTTTACGGGGGCTGTGACATTTAATTCGAGTTTCGGGGTTATGACACGGCCTATAACGCTACCGAGCAATCAAATCCCCGTCGGTTCAGGTATTAATATTGAGTCGATCCGTAGACCAATGTATACACCCACCCGAGTTGGTGAGGTTTTTAGCAGTAATGGTGGCCTCGGCTGGTGGCGAGATTTAAATATTTGCAATTTAGGTGAATCACAAGTCGGTTTATTGCAAACCAGCCGCTCACAGCAACGGGGTTATCACGGCAACTACACAGTAGCGAGAACCGCTATCCCCGCCATTTTTCTCGACGCTGCAGACTACTTCCCATTTCCGTAAGGTAAGCCCATGAAAATTCTTAAATATGCGATATTCGCAGGAATAGTCGTGCTTGTTGCTGCGTGTAAATCACCCGTCACAGTAACGCATGAAGTCTGTGAAGGGTTATTTATTGTCACTCAATCCGATACAAATGAATTTAAACAACAGCACTGCATGAAGTAAATAAACGAATATCAAAACAGGCTGCTTAATTGCAGTTTTTTTACGTCCAAATTTTGGAGAATCAACTATATGTACAGCACAGGCACAGTCACAACGACAGCAAATAGCACTAAATTAGTCGGTACCGGCACGAAATGGCTCAATAACATTAATCGTGTCTCCGCAGAGCAAGCGATACAAGTGCAAATTGGAAATACAGTCCACAACAACAGCATTCAATCGATTCAATCTGATACGGAATTAACGCTTAACTTCCCATTCCCTACAGCAGCCAAAGACGCGAAATACGTCATTCTCACTACCATGGTTCACTCTGTTTCAGATGCAATGAATAAGATAGTGTCCATGAATGGTTCAAATGTGCAGTTCAGCGACATACTGACGCGCTGGATGACAGAACAAGGCATTATCACGGTCACCTTGCCCGACCAGACAACCCAACAGCTACGCACCACCAAAGAAATGGATAAGCAGCTCGATGGGAAGTTTGATAAGGCGGGTGGAAATTTACTTGGGCATTTATCAGCACAAAAAGAAGTCGCAGTTACACACGAAGATGACATGATGTCCATGAAAGTGATGGATAAATCTAGAGGGCCTCATTTTGTTTCGCGTAGAAGCTCCTCGGGTATATTTAGGACGCACTCCCTACAAGATAGCAATGGCATTTTAATGCATGTAGGTGATTTTGGTTGGGGTGGTGCAGGGCCATACAAAGGTGATGGCACGGATGAGGGGTTTTTGTCAGTCGCAGCAGAACTAAAATCACAAGTGTTCAGATCTTCAAAAGCAAACGCCTACCAACATGCATATGGTTCAACATTAATGCTTGCGACAGGAGATTCATGGGGCTCAATCTGTATTCAACACACAACAGGTAATGTAATTGTAGGTGCCGGATTGGCCGGAGGCATAAGCGCAAAAAACACGCTTTACGGTACTGCAAACACCACAAAGGACTCTAACGGCAACTTAAAAGCCGCATCCCCGATTGTTAAAATTTTTGCAGATGACATTGACGTAAACGAAGAGTCAGAGGGCGTCACGCTTAAAAAACTTCACACTGGTATCTACCAATTGTGTGGTGTGCTCGGTATGCATTCAGATGCTAGCTGGGGTGGGGTTAATGGCGGTATCACAATCCCAAGCGGTATTAATCAACTTCCATTGATTTACGTTGACTATGATGTGCTGGTTGCGGGTGAGCGCCATCCGTTTAATGGGGAAATTATTCGGCAAGATGAACACGGCGACATTGTTATCTACGCATCCTACAGAAAGCACTTAGACCTACCACAAAACGTACAATACGCTCGCTTGAAAACCTATCCCGAATTTGCCCGAGAAATCGACGGTAAGTTAGTGGAATTGGAAGCCGGTGAACCTATTGATATTCCCAACGGTCACTGGATTGATGTGCGCGTAAACATGCCAAGCAATTCACTCTACAATCAAAAGCAAGCTGAAGCACAGAGACTCGCTAAGATAGAAGCGGAACGATTAGCGAAAGAAGAGGCTGAAAAAGCACAACGAGACAAGTAAATAAAGGTGCCATCTAAATATAATCCTCATAATTGGATATTTTCTTTTTTTTAACTACCCTTATTAAGGGCTTGTTATGGCTCCTTAATTTACATTTGAGCCAAATTTATTTTTGAATGGAGTCATTTTGATGATTATTGACGATACATATGCGGTATTGGCAGGTAAAAAGCTTAGGGAGTTGCGAAAAGAAGCAGGATATACGATTTCAGAATTTGCAAAATTAGCAGATTGTAAGAGCGAACAGCAACTTTATCGTTACGAACGCGGCGTTAACAAAATAGGCATAGATGAGTTAGTGGCGGCTTTAAAGGTATTAAACATTAATATTGGAGAATTTTTCGAGCGACTAGAAAAAGAAATCCCGGTTGCTGATGAGGTAGTTAATATTGATAAAGAAAAACATTATTCCGAAACTCAGAAGATAATTAAACCCTCTTCTAGCGTCTTGCTAGTAGGTAGTTGCTAG